TGGGGTACCTTGAGGCCAAGCAGGTGCTTGAGGGCATCCTTGTGACGGATTACCCACCGCTGCGGTCTAGCAGGAGGAGATGAGTGGTATCAAGCCTCATTTTTGCTGACTGCACCACGAGCATTTACGAGGTACCGTTTCACGCTTTCAGGCTGGCTATGGTATGGTGGGCGGCGGACGGCTTTGCAGCGGTCTTTCTCCACTCGGGTGACACACACTTTGTTCGACTGGTTGCCACCAAGAACATGGTAGCAGGACTCGTCTTCAGCGATGTAGAAACCGACATGGCCCCCTCCATTGCGCTGGAAAGCAAGAATATCCCCTAGCCCAGCTTGAGGAGACTTCACACCAAACTTGGCCCAATTCAACGCCCAAAGAGGCTCCACGACAACTTCAGCAGCCGAACGGGCACGAAGCACCACGATTGCAGCAAAAAGCCCACACCACGGGATGTCATCGTCAGAGTACCCATAGATTTTCACCCCTGCATGGTTGAGTTCATCACGCCAGCCGATGATCGTTGCGTTTGATCCTTTGCCGACCACTTCTGCGGTGCCGTGCAGTTTGAGAGCTTCATGGATGCAACGCGGCAGCGTCCCGATTGTGCCGAGCCATTCATAGTTTTTTGGGTAGTTCATGGCGTGATGGTCTGAGGATTCTTGGCGCTGGTGGCACGGGTGTTGTTCTTGATCACTTGATCACCTGCCGCCAGTGCCGCGGCTGCCCCGCTGCCGGTGGTCAGATAAACGAGCCCAGCAGCGTTGGCATCTTTGACGAGGTTCAGGCCAATCTGAGCCCGCTGTTCTTGGGTGAGGCTCCCACAAGAGACGAGCGCCAGTGTGGCGATGATGAGGATGTGTTTCATGGTGTGGTGTGTTTCTGGTCTTGGGTGTCGTTCTCGATGATGCTTTTCATGGTATGCTCGAAGATCTGGCCTTCGGTGAACCACGTGCTGTGTCCAAAGCTGTGGTTGCTATGATCGAACACACGTCCTGGCCATCTGGCGGCAAATTCACCTCCACGAAGGCCCATTGAGCCGTACCCAAGCCCGGCCCAGCTACCGAACACATGTGTGACCTTGGCAAACTGGAGGGCTTTGTCGTTGAGGCTGCCATAGATGTGAACACGGCCCACCACATCATTGATGAGAGCATCCTCGAAGTCTTCTTCCTGTGCAGCCGGGGCAAACAGGTGGCACGCTGCAATCTGAGTGCCGATGTCGCGGAGCAGCCGCGCTGTGATGTCGCAGCCATTCGAGTGGCCAACCAACACCACACGGTACCCGGCCTGCTTGGCCCTGGACACCTTGCGCGCCAGCTCATCAGTGCGCCTCCGCTGGCCGATGAACCGTGTCACAGCAGTGGTGTAATACTCGCGCCGGTCTGCACTCACACCATCAGGCGTGCGAAAGTTGATGTAATCACAGAACCGCTCGGGCCAGCCTTGGGCGTCACCAGGGTGAAACCGGATGCCATTGATGGCCAAGAAAAAAGTTCTGCTCATGAGGGCACCCTCCAATGCACGTAGAGGATGAGCCCCAGCACGGTCATCACCCACACAGCCACAATGACGATCCACCTGTCCTCAAGGGACCGAATCCGTGTTGAATGGGACTCCTGGTTGGCACGGATCTGTGGCAGTTCGTTCGTGTTGAGCTTGACCGTGGCAATTTCACTGGCCAGCGTTTTGAGGGACGCCCGGACTTCCTCATGCCACCGGGCCACTGCATCAGCCTTCTCTTTGAGAAGGACTGCATTGGCCAGCTTCAGTTCGGCGGCTTCTTCTTCGGGTGTCATTTTTTGGCGTGTTCGATCAGTTTCTCATCAGCCTCCTGTACTGCCTTTGAAGCCTGCTCCAAGCGCAGGTCAGCAGCACATGCTTCTTCCATGAACTTATCGACCATACATCGGGCCGGTGTTTGCGCAGACCCCAAATCTTTTGTCTCTTCTTGAGCCTTGATGGCCACAGGAAGTGCTGGCCTGATGGACGCGGCCAAGTTCAGATCATCATGGGGTATGGAGAAGAACGTTGATACCATGGGGTTACGGCAATTTTGGTTGAGGAAAAAGCCCATTTGCAATCATCTCCTCCAGCGTCCGCGCCACCCCCTCGGGGTGTTCTGTTGTAGGTTGTTTGAACAATGGCGGGAACTCATCATAGACCACCATGCGGCCGCCTCGTAGTTCTTTCACCCGTGCCGACAATGCGGTCAGCGTGCCCGCAGGCAGCGCCCCAGAGCCCTCATAAGGTTGCAGCACCATCACAATAGCCGCTGCATCAGCCTGAGGATGCACGTTGATTTGATACGACGTGTCCACTTCAAGCCAGCGGCTGTCATCAAGTGCCTTGCGCCACGGGAAAAGGTATTGAGTGTCCTTTGGGCTTCGCCCAGCAGCGGGGCGGCTCAGTGACCAAAGCGCATCACTCATAACGCGTGCTGCTGGAGCTGGAATAAAAAGTTTCATTGGGCGAAATACAGGTCCTTTCCAATCTGCTGAATGGCATCTGCGTTCGTGTTTCCGACATCAGCTATCCACACCCCACCTCCATAGAATTTGGCATTGGCCACCCACAATGGGACGCCCGCTTGAGTCCCGACACCGATAAGATCAATCGTAATCGAGGTGCTTGTCTTGGTCCCGGTGGTAACCCCCACGCCGGCATTTAGCCTCGACCCCAAAGAACCTATTTGCAGCGCATGACTGCAAATGTCAGTCGTGATAGTGATGGCACCCGGTGCGGTGCCGCCCGGCTCATTCCAGTCAGGGGCAACACCGGTGCCGTAGTTGAAGGCATTGCGTTTTACGTCACTGGTTGAGTGAATATTCACACCCACCATGCCAAATCCCGGAGCCGCATTGACCGTCCAGTGCGTTGAGTCAGTCGCCGCAATGCTAAGCCCGGTCTTCATCATCGCCACGTCATTCGACCCTGTATCGGCGTAGGCATACGCCAGACCGTTCCCATCAATATCCCCTCGCGGCTGGCCGCTGGCGGCATACGTCAGATGGTTGCCATTTCCAGTCTGGTCATAAAACTGGCTGAACCACCACGGGTCAGCGCCCACGAAGGCGCTCAAACTCGCGGCGTCAAACAGGCCTGGAGACAGCGCCGCAATGTCCAGCTCATCATCCCCAGTGCGTCGCACCCGGAACAACGGACCTGTGTAGCTCGTAAACAGCCGGTGAGACAGCCCCCAAATTGCAAGTCCATCCGCAGCATAAGCATCCAGCGGCCCCACAAAATTGGAACCATAAGATACCAGAAGTTGTTGAGTAGCACCCATTAAGTCAATCCTGAGCCGGAGATCATCCAGCGGGTTGCGGTAATCTTAAGAGCAGTGGCAATGCCATTGGCGGCGAGTGTGCGTGCCCCCGTGGTGCCTGCCCCCGATAGAACAAGTGTGTCAGAATCGACCGCAATTGTGATGTCACCTGCTGATGTGTCATTCACAAAAGTGATGGCCGTGCCAACAGGGTATGCCACTGAGGCATTTGCAGGTATGGTCCAAGCACGTGGTGTGGTGTCAGCAGACGGGTGGTAAATCTGTTTGCCTGAGTCTGTGAGAACCAAGGTGTAGTCTGCTGACTGGCTGTTTTGAGGAACACCAAGATACCCCACTGAATACTCGGTGGGGGCGGTGATGTTGTTGATGACGTCAGTGATGGTGCTTCCAGCGGGCAGGCTACCAGCCGCGACATTTGCCAATGCCACAAGGATGGCTTTGAGCACCTGTGAGTCATCCAGGTTCGGCAGAGGAGCAGTCATGCCCAGAGCCGTCATGGCACTGAAGATCTTGGCATCGGAGGCAATCTGGGACATGGGAAGCTTTTAGGAAATCAGGTTGGCAGCCACAATGAGGATCTGCTTGAGCACTTGGGAGTCGTCGCCAGCAATGGGTTCGCCGCCAAGAGCGGCTTCTGTGGCAGCGATGGCGGCGGGTGAGAACAGGATTGAGACCATGATATTATCCTCGGAGACCACCAGCCCTGACAGCCTGGCGGAGGGTTTCTTCAGCCATGGCATCGCTCTCATCCGGGTCTTCGGACTCAGAGCCCACCGGCTGGCCGTCAAATGACTCAAACACCAGACGGCCATCTTTGATCTTGGCCTTGGTGATGACCTCGAAAGTGTCACCGTCCTTGGTGCCTTGGGGCGGTTGGAAACCTTCGGGGAGCACAATGCTCATGTCATCGGCAGCAGCGGCTTCAGCAGCCTCGGCTCCCGGTGTGACCGCTTCCATGGCTTTTTCTTCGACGCTCTCGGGCTCGTCCTCGATGATTTCTTCCTCTTCAGCCATCTCGGGAAATTTCATTTTCATGATGCAAGGTCTGGGTGGTTAAAAGGCATGCCCGTCACAGAGGTGATTCTGCAAACGGGCATGCCATGAGTTTAAATCTGACTAGTAAGACGGGCAGGTGTTGCCCACCGTGGCAGGGCAGCGCAGCACCATGATGGCGAAGGCATACTGAGTGTTCACGGTTGGCTTGAAGGCAGCCATGAGGTCAGCAGCGTAAACACCGATGGACTGGAACAGGTTGGTTTCCTTGTTCGGGATGTTGGCCCAGATCACATCACCGTTGTAGTTGACAGCCTTGAAGCTGGTACCGGCACCGAGGGAACTCTTCGGCTTCGGAGTCTGACGGATGACAGCCTTCGGATTCCAGATGTACATGACCTCGTAGAGGGCGCTGTCGTAGTCCGGGTTGACGATCTGGCTTGGGCCACCGATGGAGGAAGGGCCATCGATGTAGTAAGGCACCTGCACGTACTCGCCGCCGACGAAGTTGTAGCGCGGCATGCGGTAGTCGATGCAGTGCATGAAACCACCATAGGCACGGTCAATGCCCCAGCTCTGAAGGAGCATGGCACCGGAGTCTTTGCCCATCTGGGCGAAGCGAATGTCCTGACGAATGTTGGCGTCGTTCTGGATGATGTTCTGGCTGGCTTCAGCCGAGCAAATCAGGGTGAGCTGGGCTGCACCGTTGGAGTATGCATAAGGCTTCACACCACCGCCGTCCTGCATGATGCGGTTGTAGAGGCGATAGAGCAGGCTCTGGCTGGCGATGTAGGTGGCCGGGGTGTTGGTGAACGCGGTGCCGGTGGTGATGGTGCTCGAAGAGTTGAACACCACCTTGTTGGCCCAATACTGGAACCAATACTTGGAGCGGTCTTCCCAGAGATCGGTGATGTTGCCGACAAAGTTCTGCTTGGTCTGAGTGACCTGTTCTTCCCACTCGTAGGAGAACCGGCCATCGGTAAGACAGATGTCCGAGGACATGACCTGGTTCTGCTCGACGTAGTAGTTCTGGATGAGACGGGCAGGGGTGACAACGCCGGGGGTGAGCTGACAGTTGTTGACGGGGGTGTCAGGAGACTGCACACGAGTCCAGCCGGAACCACCGGCAATGCCGGAGCGCAGCGTGGAGACTGTGGACGGGTTGTAGCCGATGCCGTCAGGGAAGTTTTGCTTTTCCATGAGCATGGAGACACGACCTGTCTCACGCATTTTCTGATAGACTTGACCCTCAAGACGGGAGGCGTCAGAGGCGAAGATTTGACCGATGGTAGCCATAAAGGTGGGTGATGTGAATGGGGTGGTGTGGAAACCTCTCGTTCACGGTCAGGGCACTTTGCTCGGGCGTGACAAGAGATGTGCGTCTGCGGGTGCAGAAGCCTCTAACACGACCGGTGAGCAGCCGACCAAACCCTTGCGGGTTCCTTTAAGCTCGTCGAATTGCTTTCTTCATTGGTGAGTCACGCCAACCCGGTAAGCACGGAATTTAATCTCAAGGTGAGGATATGAAAAAACCCACTCCTTCGCAAGAGTGGGTTTTATAGTTGACGGGTTATCTAATGTCAGGCTCAACGGCGGCGGAAATCATCAGCCTGCCGGATCTTGGCGAAGAAGTCGTCATCATCGGCAATCGCGTTTGGGTCATCATGCTCAGTGCTGCTGGCCTGCTTGGCACCTGGCCGGGCGTTCGTGAGGCTCGCCACGGTCTTCTTCAGTTCAGCCACAGTCTTTCTCTCGGCAATCAGGGCCTTGGTGACGACTGCCGCCACCTCAAGCCCGTGGGCCTGCATGGCACGTTCCTCGGGGTCATCGCTGATCTGCGCATTGTCCAGTGAGTCCATGAACTCCTTGCGCTCGGCCTCGGACATGCCCTTGATGATCGGGGCAATCTTCTTCTCCATCACCGACTTGCTGGCTGCCACGGCCTTCTGCCATGCTTGCTGCTGCTCGTAGGTCTGCTTGGTGCTGTCCTGCTGGGACATGGCATCTTGAGCAGCTTTGAGCTTCGCGGCATTGGTCTCAATCTGGTGGCCTTTGAGCCACGCATCGTGCAGTTGGTCTGCCTGCTTGTAAAGGGACGCCTTGATGGCGGACGGCACATTGTCAGCATCATCAATGAGCTTGTCGATGGCCACCTGCCGTTTCCAGTCGGTGGTCTCGCGCATGGCCTCGAACATCTTGTCCGGGTCCAGTTTGAACTCACCACAGATTTCTGTGATGCTGCCCTCCGCCTTGGCCAGTTTGGCGGTGACATTCTCCTTGTAGTCCTTGGTGTTTTTTACGTCGTGAACCGCCTGGAACTGACGCAGTTTCTCCAGTTCAGCCTGCACTTCCTTGGAGACGGGGTTCTTGCGCAGTTCCTCCATCTCTTTGGTCATTTTCTCGACGGTCTTGTCGAGTTCCTTGGCCCGCTTTTCCTCCTTGCGGAGCTGGTTCCAACGAGACAACTGCTTCTCGCCTTCTTCGCCTTCTTTCTTGCCTTCGGGTGGGAGTTCTTCTTTCTCTTCGCCCGTGGTTTCGTCAGCATCCGGTTCTTCCGGCTCCTCTTCGACGACGTCCAGTTTGTCAGCCTTCTTCAATGGCTGGGCGGCAGGCTTTGCCTCAGCAGCCTTCTTGGTCTTCTCAGCGGCAGCCGGGTCAGCCGTGGCCTTCTTTTGAAGGTTGGCCGGGTGATCGTCGGCCTGACGGATCTGATCGAAGAAACTGGACTCCCCAGCCCCTTCGCCGCCTGTATCGGTGACACCGGGGGCAGCTTCAGCAGATGGGGCTTCTTGACGGAGGACGGGGCGCAGGTACATGGTGTTTAGCATTTTGGTTTCTCTTCACGAAATTCAACGGGGATCTTGTGCTCGTAGGCTCGGGCCAGCAGGTCGTTGTCGGTCTCTCCCGGTTTGATGGGTTTGGTCAGCGTCTCAAGGTCGGCAAACCCTTGGTTCACTCCGCTCATGAGCATGTACCTGCGACCAAACACAATATCGGCCAGCGCGGAGACCTCCTGCTGGTTCGGCGGTTTCGGGACTGCCGCCCCTTTGATGATGCCGATGGCCAGTTGAAGAACGGGGTCTTTCAACAGCTCGGCCAGTTTGTCACGGTACTCGGGTTTTTGCCTGAAGGCTTGGGCTTCTTCTGTCATAATGTCATGCTGCTTGCTGAGCTGCTTTGTTCAATTCCTGAGCTTTCTTGGCGTCCCCATAGGCGAGATCCTGCTGCTTCTTGGCCAGCTCAAGAGACTGCTTTTCCGAGTCAAACTGCAACTGCTGGCGCTTGGCCATGACATCGAGGCGAGCACCGGCATCCACCGACTGGCGGAGCACAGACAGCGGGGTCTCCTCAGAGTCGCCAGTGGCGGCTTCCGGGTTTTCCTGTGCCCGGCGTGCCTCGGCAGCGAGCTTCTTCTCGCCGTTGACCACGACTTCTTCGATCTGTGACAGCGCCTCTTTGAACGACTTGTACAGCGGGTTCTTGTCGGAGATGTAGGCCATGTGCTCCATGGCGTGACGCCAGATGGGGCCGAGCAACTGGATAGCCGGGGCGAACTCCATCTGCTCGTTGGCCAGAGCACCATTGATCTCGGCCAGCTTGGACAAGTGGGTTGCCACATGGACGGTGTGATCTTGGTTCGGCTCCAGCACGGCGGGCTGCCCCACCGACATGAGAGCATTCTCCATGTTGGCGATCTGCACATCCACGGGCGGGCGGGTGCCCGGCTCCGGTGGCACAAGCAGGTTGGCGAAACTGATCCCTGCCAGAGAGGCCGTGTACTGGCGCAGGAGGATCTGCTGCCCCTTGGGGTCGTAGCTGCCGATGTTTGGCATGAGCTGGCTGAACACAGCCCGGCGCTCTTGGGCGGACCCCTTGCCGACCCCCCGGTTGATCTCGATGGCGTCGATGTCCACATTGTAGATGGCTTCGATAGGCACTCCACGCTCCATGCACCGCTTGCGCATCTTGAAGGCTTCAGCACCCCCTGGATGGGATGCAGACAGTTCTCGGTTGCACACACGGCGGACAATCTCTTTGAAGTCGTTGAGCCACGAGAGGAAGTAAAGGTCCATCCCCGCCGTGGTCAGTTGACCGTCAATCGCGGCTTCCGTCTTCACTTCCTCGGCGGTCCTTGGGGTGGCCCCGCCTGTGTAGCGATTGGACCCACCAGCCTGCCGGGAACGCATGCCAAAGATGCCTTTGATCTCTTGGATCATCGGGATCAGGTTCTGCTGGAACGGCACATGCTTGATTTCCACGAACTCGGCCTGAGACGATATGATATTATATGGTCCAGACGGACGAATCAGGGTGTCGATGAGCGCATCCTCGTCGGTGGCCTTGATGTGGGGTGTGGAGGACCAGTTGGCCATGTCCACGGCCTTGCAGGTCATCAGGTTCAAATAAAGAGACGAGTTAAACCCACGCCATGCGTTACCACGGATCGAGTAGAAGTCACCATTGGAGCCGACGCCATCCGTGTAGGCCGTCACGAACTCACTCATGCTGCCGTACATGCCCTCACACTTGTAGAGGAACTCACCATTGCCGTCGTAGCGCCCGATGACGTGCGAAATCGAGCCGTCCATCTCACGGACCCAGCCATGTACCAGATCCACCGTGATGGCTCCCGCCCCGGTGAAGTAGTCCTGATCTTTAACGGTCTCCTGCAAGGTCTCAGGGTTGGACGTGTCAATGGCTGTGGGCTGGGCCGTCTGCTCAATGGCATCCATGACCGCCTGAACGTTCCACCCGGCCAGCTCGGCTGCTTTGCGGTCCTTGATCTTCTTCATCAGTTCGACCGGGGACGTGTAAACGCGAGCACAAAAGAAGTCCTGGTCTTCAATGGTGGCCTCGGTGCGCCGGGGAACCTTGAGCCACTGAAGGGATGTCACCTTGAACCGCCAGTCGTATTTGTCCTCCCGGTAGGTGAAGGCCACACCGAACATGGTGAAAAGGTGGACACACAGCAGCCGGTTGTAGGTGAACTTCGGCCAGTTGCGAATCATGCGGCTGATCTCTTCAGCGATGATGGGTGCCCACTGCTGCCGGGCCAGTTCATCCGCGAAGCCTGCTCTCAGCGGGGTGGTGCCGAACACGTCAATGCTGTCGAACACTTCATTGTAAGGTCGTTCAATGTCCTGCTGGGATTGTGAAGCATATCCCCAGTTGGCATTCGTGCGCCCAGCCATCCCGAGCAGGCGGTCTTGTTCAGAGGAGTACGGCGGGTCTCCGTCCACTTGGCTCTGCACCTTGGCCCGTGCTCGTGAGGAGCCGAGATCACTGGTGAAGAGGTACTGGTAGGCACCTGCCAGTTGAGCCGGGTTCTTGATCCGGCCACGCTCGATCACGTTGTCCTCCTCATCCAGAACATCTGGAATGGAGCTTGCCATCGCTAAGGAGGAATTGGGGTTGTTGTCCATTTCGCAGTTTTAATGCAAAAGCTTTGCTTTAGCAACTTGGTTACAAGAGCAAACTGGTTGCATTAATTATAACGTCAAGCTATCTTTTTCACATCTTCATGCCTTCTTCAGAGAAACCCAAGTCCCGCCAGCAACGATGGCAGGAAAAACAGTTCGCCATGAAACGGTGTGCTGTGTGTGGCTGCTCCGTGAATGATAACTCGCCCATGTGTATTGCCCACCGCCTTGCCGCCAAGGAACGGCTGCGGAAGCGCCGGGGGTCCATCAGACAATACACCACACTGGCCCAGTGGCAGGCTGTGGACTGGAATGAGCCCATTGAAACGATTGCCGCCAAGATGGGCGTGAGCCCCGGCACAGCCCGGTGGAGAAAAAGAACCCTGCAAAACCCATGAGTGCCGCCGACAATCTGAAAGTGACCAAATACGGTCTCAAGTGGAACCCAGTCAGAGATCTCAACGGGCGGCTGGTGCCGATCCCAGACTGGGCCATTGAACGCAACATGCTGGTCCGTTATGACCAGTTCAAAAGGGAGCACCCGGAACTGAAAATGCTTCCATGGGCAGAACATTTTGCCCGGCTGGTAAAACGTATTTTCAATGATCCTTTTCATGATCCTAAAAGCTCATGCAAAATTTATTATTTTGAATGGAACCCAAATGCAGTTCGTGTTATTAAACATTTTAAAGACAAAAAGATTCTTAGTCTTGCGGGCCACAAATCCTCGGGAAAAACTGATATTATAGCAATGATCGGTGTGATGATGTTCTGGCTCGACCCGGAAAACACCAAGGTCATTGTCACATCCACCACCATCTCAGCAGCCCAGCAAAAGGTGTGGGGCAAGGTGAAGCTGATCTGGCAGCACCTGTGCAAGTTCTTTGGCGGCGAAGACAACCTTCCCGGCAGGCTGATGGACTCCAAGAACACCATCCGCTACGAGAGCAAAGGAGTGAAGCATGAGCTGCGTGGTCTGACTCTGGTGGCTGGCGACAAGGGGAGCGCCCGTGAGTCCGCAGACAAGCTCCAAGGCACCAAGGCCCCCATCTTCATTGTGGTGGGTGATGAGTTCGACACCCTTGAGCACAGTCTCGTCAACACCATCTTCGGCAACTTGTCAGCTAACGCGGATCTGTACTTGCTGGCCGGGTTCAACCCCACCAGTTACTATTCTCCTGGCGGTGTCATCTCCAAACCGATCAAAGGGTGGCACACAGTCGATGAAAACAGCACCGAGTGGGAGACAGAGATTGAGCCATTCGGCATCCGTGGCTACTGTTTGCGCTATGACGGTGAAAAATCTCCCAACGTGCTGCTCGGCTACGAACGGTGGAAAGGTCTGCTCACGCTGGAAAACATCAACCAGTTCGGCGGTCTCGGGTCCAAGACTCCAATCTACTATTCCCAGATCCGTGGCTGGTGGAGTGCCACCGGCAATGTGGACTCTATTTACTCGGAGGTTGAGATCATCAAATGGCGGGCGGACGCCAAGGTCAAGACATGGGTGGAACCGCCCAAGATGGTGGCGGGGCTTGACCCTGCATTCACCCATGGCGGGGACCGCGCTGTGCTCACCATTGGCAAAGTCGGCCTGGCTCAATCACCAGACACCGGACTCACGCAGAAAGTGTTTGAGGTGGTCAAGTTCTATATCCTCGACCTCGACATGACCAACACATCCACCTCGAAGAGTGAATGGGTGGTGAAGCTCACCAAGAAGCATCTCGACGAGCATGGCGTGGACGTGCGGGATCTCGCGTTTGACGGCACCGGGGGCGGTGAGCCTTTCGGCGCACTGATTGCCCGTGACCTTGGCACTGGGGCCATGAACGTGAATTTCTCCAGCAAGGCTTCCGACAAGCCCGTGTCCAAGAATGACCCGCGCCCCGGCAACAAGCGATTCCGCAACATGGTCAGTGAACTCTGGTATGTGGTCAAAGAATTTGTCCGGTCAGGGCAGGTCAAGGGACTTCAGCCCGACATTGTAACCGAGATGGTTGCCCGCACGTATGAGGAGACCGGTGGTGTGGTTCGTGTCGAGAGCAAGGATGACATGAAGTTAAGAACTAAGAAAAGTCCTGATATAGCGGACAGTTTTTTCCTCGCATTCCACATGGCCCGTATGAAGCATGGGCTCAGCAGCACGGAGACCTCGGCCAAGAGGCCGGTGAGCACCAAAAGCGCCGGGCTGTTCCCAGTCATTGACCTCAACGCCAAGGCACCCCGTGTGCCCGTGGAAACGTTGGGCGATGGTGGCGGCTGGGGGTATGGGCTACGTGGTTGAAAGAATCCTCAGATTCTTTAAAACGACTGCCCGTGTTTCCCGTGACATCTGATCAGCGATTGCTTCAATAAGAGATTCATGGTGCCCTCGGTCATGCCTTTGAAAATCGCAAACCTCAAGATCAATACCAACATGGAAACGTGGCATGCCAACACGGCAAAAAGCAGCACTTTCCATCATTGCATTCCGGCTAGAGTAGTTGGGCGATGACACAACACGGATATACTCTCCTGCTGATGTGATCTTTTCAATTTGCTTCACCAGCCGCTGGTTTTCATCTTCAGCGCGAAAAGCACGCTCACGTAAAATGTCTGTTGAATGGGCTACGTTACGTGCCAGTTGGGTTGCCTGTTCAGCCCTTTGCTTTTGCTCAGCAAGCTCTGAGGCCAGTTTCCGACGTGAAGGCATCTCAGGCTTGGATTGTTTTTGGTAACGTTTTTTCATGATGGAGGAACCCCGTTCTTGTAAATGCCCAGTTCGATCACTGGCAGCCCTATCGTCTCCACAGCAACACCGGGGTGCTCCATGCGTCGAACGGGAAAACCTTCAAAAGTATAATCAGCATTCGGCTTAAAATCAGGATTCATCTTCACCGTGACGTTCCAAGCCTCAAACTCTTCAGGCCCGAGCAGGATCTTGGCCGGCCACCGGCCAGCCATAAGCGCCTGATTGTACGCAACATGGAAGCAACTGTTCACCCGAGAAAACTCTTCAGTCATTTCCATGTCAGTCGTCCTCCCCGTCGTCTGGTGAATTTAAAAACCGTGTCACCTTGCGCTCACGCTGCCTCTCGGTGTTGGCGTCCCGGTGTCTTCTGCACAAACCTGAATCGTAGCCCTCCTCGGACGGCTGCCCACAGTAGGGACACCGGCCTTTCGCCTTCTGTGCAATCTGCCATCGGCGCTGCCGGGACAACGGTTTTTCGTCTGCCATGCAGTAAATATGCTTGACGGTATGGAGGCGTCAAGGTTAGAAGTGCAAGATGGACGAAATGACCAAATCACACCCGGCCCGTCTGCGTGCTGGTGACTACGAATGGATCAAGGGGCAGGTACTCGACATCGGCTGTGGCCCGGACCCCATCAAGCTCTCACCACCATCAACCGTTCGAGGCTGGGATCTTGAAGATGGTGATGCCACACTCCTTGCAACGCTTGATGACAAGACGTTCGACTGCATTGTCAGCGCCCACTGCCTCGAACATCTCTCAGACCCTGAGACGGCCATTCGCAACTGGTCCCGTGTGCTCAAGGAAGGTGGTTATGCCTACATTCTTGTGCCACTTTTCTCTGCATACGAGAAGTGGAATGACTTCCAGCACGGCTCATCGAACCCGGCCAAGTTCAACCACGATCACAAGACCTCATGGGACTTGCTGAATCTGGAAACCGCCCCCAAGAACCACCGGCATTTTGGGTTCAAGGAAATCCGCCAGTTCGGCAAACAGGCTGGCCTGACTCTGGTGGATCTGCGCTACGAACTCGACGGGTACCAGTGGAACCGGTTTGACGACAAGGAGTTCGATCAAACTATGAACGGGGCTCTGGCCCAGTTGTGCATTGTGTACCAGAAATTGTGATTTTATGAACAAGAAATTTTGTGACATCTGTGAAGCTCCTGTAGAGGAATGCCGGTCTTCTGACATTCAAGCCAAAACTCCATGGGGGAAAGAATACCTTGGTGTAGATACAGGCTCCCCGACGAACTCGATGAAGCAATGTTTTATCACAACAACAGTGCGTTTTGGTTTTCAAGCGCACCAAACAGGATTTGGTGGCCCACCAGACTTATGCACCAAATGCAAGAAACAGCTCATTCGTTCTATTTGGGATTCCCTTGAATCATGACCACTCTCCCCGTCGTCATCCACCAAGCCCCGCATGAGGCCGAAGCAGTCAAACGGCTGGCCCGGTTCTGCCTTGAACTCGACGGCACCATCATCCATGAGTTCCAGAGGCTCGAAGAACCTCCTGGCATGGTTTACCCTGAGAACGCCAATGATTCGTTCCGCTGGGTGGCTGGCCTCATGAGAGGAAATCCCTTCATCTGGATTGAAGCCGACTGCGTGCCTCTCAAACCAGGCTGGGCCCAGGCTCTCACCGACGAGTATTACCGGCAGGGCAAGGAGTACCTTTACCCGCTCCAATTTAATCCGCCGCATGACGTGTTTTCCGGCATTGGTGTCCATGGTCCGAACGCTTTTGATCATGCCCCAGTCAGTGAAAAACATGTGGGGTTTGATGAAATCATCGTGCGCCAGAACCCCGACCTCATCGGGCGAACTGATCTGATTCGTCACAGCTATGGCATCTATGACGAGAAAGGTGATGCCACGCTACATGAGTTCCCGCGTGACCTTGCCGTGGTCGGTGACAAGGCGGTGCTGTTCCACAAGGACAAGAAACAAGGGCTTATGAACATTGTGCTGCCGGGGAGGGGTTTTGAAGTATGAAAATGAAACCCTTCTTCATCAAGTTCACCCTGTTCATTCTCCGGCTTGCCCTGCGTCTCGATGGCTGGACGGACAAGCCTCGTCCTGCCGGGTTCCGCCCCAACCCGGATCTGCCGTTCTGGCGCTACTGCCCAAAGCGTCCGGGCATCCCGCCAGCCATTGAGTCGGGGAACCTGGCTCACGCCTGCAACAAATCACTTTTTAGAGCACTATGAGCAAACCCGTCAATATCAAGGAAACCAGAATCTCGGTCCCCGGTGTTCTCCGTTGCTGCTTGGCCACCATTGGCCTTGAGCATATGACCGGAGATCACATGGTTTCTGAAGGTGCCAAGTCGGCATGTGCCCATTGCAAGAACCCATTCACACTCAGGAAGCCCATCAAAGGCAACATGGTGTGGTATCCCGACGAATTTGAATTTGACCCTGCAAACTGCTGAAAATATGGGATTTTCTGTTAGCACAACTGGTGACTTGGGCGATGCCACGTTCCTCCTCGGCGTCATCCGGCAGATCCCTGATGGCCCACATACCTTGTGCCTGCGTTATGGCAACAGCACCAAATACCGCAACTCACAGGACATCCAAAAGCTCTACGATCTGATTGCCCCTCTGGCCGTCCAGCAGCCCTACATCAAAGAGGTCAAGATCATCGAGCCATCTGCCTCTGTGGACTGGGCCAGCGAACGATTCCGTGACAATGGCAAGTTCTTCGCCCCCGGCGAGTCCCTGATGCAGGCCCACCTGAACAACCTGATCAAGGTTCACGGCATCGGGCAGGACTTCTCACTCGATGAGCCATGGCTGACTGTCACACCATCCCCGCTGACCAAGGGAAGGATCGTCATCAACCGCACTGAGCGGTACCGGAATGACTTTTTCTCATGGTCTGATGTGGTCCGTCATTATGGAGACCGGCTGCTGTTCATCGGACTGCCCCATGAGCACCACCAGTTCTGCGCTCAGTTCGGCAAGGTCGATTTCACCCCCACCAGCAACATG